ACCGGGCGTCTTCAAGCTCAGCCAGGCTGTCGGTCAGGAACTCCACGATATTAGATGTCTTTTTGGCCGAATGCAACGTGATGGGGCCGACCAGCCCGTGTCGGCCTTGGTACGCCTCGGCAAAAGAGTCGGCCAGACCGACAATCTCGTCGTAGAAGGTATTCAAGGCCATGTGTTTGGCATAGCTGCGCGTGTTCAGGTGGACGGAATGGGCCACATCCCGCGCCAAGAACATGCAACCGATGAATTCAGCGGGTTTCATTGGCCTTGTCCCATCATTTCAGGCTGCGGAGGCGGTCCAGCAGGCGGCTCACCCATAGGCGGCTGACCCATCTGCGGAGGAGCTTCAGGCGCTGCGCCCATTTCGTTTTGTTCCAACTGGTCACGAGACGGCATCCCGCTGACCAGATCGCCTGTGTCAATCGCTGCGTGGATTGTCCCCATGATGATGTCGTGTATCTGCTCTTCAGACATTGAAGCCTGCACCGCAGAAATTCTCTTAGTTTCAGCATCATATGCCTTCACTTCCGAGTCGAACCGCTTGATGTCAAGCTGTTGGGCCTCCATTGACTGCTCAACGCGCTTCAACATGCCTTCCATCTGCTGCATGTGCTGCGTCATGGCCTCAATCTGCTGCTTGGCCTGCTGCATCTCAGGGGATTGATCTTCGCCTTCCATGACCTTCGGGTCAATGATCTTGGCAAACCGCGCCGCCATCTCCTGCGCGCCCGGCCAGTCCATGTTCTTGATAAACAGGTCGCCAGCGACCTTCCAAAGGTCCGGGTTTGACTGAAGCAGCATTGACATGGCGTCCAGCGCCTCTTGACGCTTGGTCATGTAGCCCGGCCCGGTCGTGACACACACGTCGTACACACCGACCGACAGGTTGTAGACCTTCTCCATTACGATGCCCGTCTGATCCACGATGGACTTGACAGGTTCCGGCTGCTGTGGGTTGACCTTGACCATGCCGACTTCGCCGTCGAGGCCAACGATGCGCGCGACACGCTCTGTGTCGTAAATCTTGGGGATGATGTCCACGAGCTGCCGCGTGACGTAGCGGATAGCCCGCGAGAGGTTGTCTACGTAGTGATACGTACCCGTATCGCCTTGTTTTTCACGAGCCAGAATGGCTCGGCCTGACCGTTCGTTGCTGGCCGCGCCAAGTGAACTGTCGTACTGACCCGTGGTAGACTTGATGTCGTCCGAAGCGCCCATCTTAGCCTGTATAAGGCCAGTCTGAGCGAGCGGCGGTGCAGCACGCTGCGGCAGCGGTAAAGCCGATCCTGCGCCGTCTGTGACATCGGGATTGACCTCAAGGTAGGGCCAATTGGTCGTATTGGCCGTCTTCCACTGGTTCTCGTAGCCTTCAAACTGGCCGCCGTAGCCAATAAACGGCGCTTTGGGGGCCAGAGCCAACATTTCGGCTTCCTGGCTCACCCAATAGTTGTACATGCGCTGCGCATCCTTGGCGTTGCGCACCAGACCGGACACGTAGAGCTGCCCATCCACTTCCCACTCGTTTCCGACAACGCGGATGACCGGAATCCATTTTCCAGCCCAATCTTGCTCCTGCAAGACCTCAAAACCGTTGGTTTTAAGCCATTTTACCTGCTTCTTATCGACATTCCGGCTGCGTATCGGCTTCTGGAACATCAGCTTGAGCTGCTTGTCCTGCGGCGTGCCGTCGATGGCGGTCACATTGTCCGGGTACAGGTTGAGCTTGGCCGATTTATGCTCAATGTAGAAGTATTCCGCTATGCGGACCGTGTCCTCGCTGAGCCACTGGCTCAACGACTGGTCGCCCACGCCCTGCGACATCATGGAGCTGACCGGCGAGGCGTTCGGAAACATGCGCTCGTATTCTTCTTTGGTCAGGTCTTCCGTCAGGAAGCACCAGTTGGCGTCCGAGCCGCACGGATCTTGGATCGTTGGGTCCATGTAAACCGAAAACGAGTTCCTGACGCGCCCAATCTTCAAATCCTGATCGAAGCTGTCCTCGCGGCAGTATTCCGTCAGCAGGCGGATGTAGCCCTCGCCGTAAGTAACCTGATTGTCGCAGGCGGTGTCGTAGGCCACGTCGGCGTCCGAGATGTACTCGATGTGCCGCACCATGCCGTCAAAGATTTCCGCCACGGCCACGTCGGCCTTGTCGTCCGCCGGGATGACCTTGCCGGTTGGCCGGTTCTGGCGCTGCTCGTTCGTCACCTGACGGACGTGCTGCGGCAGCTTGTTGATCGTCAGGCACGGCCGCGCGTTGATCGTCTGGCCCTGCACGGAGCCACGGGTTGCCAGCACGTCGGCGGGCCACTGCCACTGGTTGTCGGGCGACCCCGCCATGAAGCGCAGGTCGTCCAGCTCGTCCTCGCGGCTGTCCGAGTAGGCCGACAACGCCATCGTAAACCGCGAGCGCATAGTCGCCAGACGGTCGTGGTCGTCAGCTTCGGAGACCTTACCGGCAGCTTCTACGTCGTTCGCAGCCATCATTTGCCCTTTTTGGCCATAGGCTTAGCGGTCTTGGCAGATTCCTTGAACGCCTTGGCAGTCGGAGCGCCAGCCGCGCCCGGCTTGCGCATTTTCTCGCCTGAACCGGCTGCAATGCGGTCTTTCTTGGCGTTGATGTTGGCGTACAGTCCCGGTTTGTTAGCCACAATTCCACCTCTTCATAGATGCTTTTGCGCGGTCGGCGTTGGCAGACTTGGCTACAACCCCACCCATTCGCGCGCAAAATGATGCTTTACGGCCCTTGTCCGCATCTGTCTTGGGGTGCGGTGCCGGCGGCTTCAGTTTGCTGCCCGTCGCTTCGTTGTACTTGGCGCGGCCCTTGGCCGTCAGGCCCGCGCCTTCCTTGGTGGCAAGCTTCTCGCCACGTCCAACGGACAGTGAGACGGACTTCTTAGCCATTATCTGCCCTTTTTGGCCGTAGGCTTTGCTTTCGGGGTTTCCGCCGCGCGCTTGGTCGAGTACGCGATGGCTAATGCCTGCTTGAGCGGCTTGCCAGCCGCCACTTCCGCTTTGATGTTGCTGCGGAAGGCACCTTTGGAGGACGACTTGACCAGCGGCATGTTACGGAGCGCCGTGGATGATCGCAAAGTTGACCACAACCGCTTCCGAGTATGACGTGGAGGCCGTCAGGTTGCGCAGCGTGATGACCGCCGAGCCAGCAGCCATGCTGGACACGTAGACCGAGTACGCCGTGGCGGTCGCGCCCGCGCTGATGCACACGACAATTACGTCCTTGGCGCTAAGAGTCGAGTTCGTCAGCGTAAACGACACTGCGGTGTTGCCCGCTAGCGCCGCCCCGTTCATGGTGATCTGACCAGCCGACTTGTTCAGCGTGACGCCGGTTGACTTGCTGGTGGCCTGCGTGACCGTACCCTGCGCAGCAGCGGTGTAACCGATTTCGCCAGCAGCGTAGACGTAATCTGCGCCAATGATGTTCTGGTCTTCGAACGCAACGCCGATTGGTTTTGTGTTAGCCATGTCAGGCTCCTAGCCAAGAAGTTGAAATTCCAGCGGCAGAGTACCCTCTGCGCGGGTTGCGGTCAATGGCCTCGCGTCGGGCCACCGGAAACGCAAACGTCACCGCGATGGCGTCCGCCGCGTCGGGTGACGCTAGCCCCCTCGACTTCATGTCCTTCTTGCTCTCCAAGAAGATCGTACCCCGGCTGTCGGGCTTCATCATAGGCCCGATGAGGTCGCTCTTCAGGTAGCGGTCGTTCGGGATGCTGGCCGTCTTGAGCCACTCGCGCATCTCGCCCCACATCTCGGCGCGCTTGTTTCCCCACATGAGCGGGTTCTTTGACTTCGTTCCGAAGTTCACGCCCCTGATCTTGTACCGTTGCTCCTTCAGGCGGTCTACGACGCCCGCCCCCAGCCCTCCCTCGTCCACGACTACCATAGCTGGCTTGTACTCCTCAATGGCCTCTATGACCCGTCCCACGGTCTCCATGGTGTCGTCGCCCTTGTGCCGCTTGATCGCGATGATGTCGCGGCCCTGCCGCACGGCGATGACCGTGCTGTCGGACCCGAACCGCGCCGGGTCCACGCCAATTACGATGGGTGCCGACAGGTCCTTGGCCCGCTCGCGTTTCATCGCCTCGTCCACGGTAACGGACCCGATGAACTGGTCGTCCGATGCGTTCGGGAACTGGCCGTACACCTCGACGTGCGCCTGGCTGCTGTCCGCGCCGTACTCGTCGATGATCTGCTGGTAGACCTGCTTGTCGGTCCCCTCGACCGACCGGGCGTCCACGATCTTGTTGCGCCAGAAGTCCCGCTTGGAGTTGAAGCACTCGTAGAAGTACCCGCTGTTGCGGCGCGGGTTGGAGAACGCCAGCCAGAACCGGTTGGGCGTGTTCTCGGTGAAGAACCCCGCCGCCACCGACCAGATGGCGTCGTCAATGCCCGACGCCTCGTCGAACACCAGCATGACGCCCGCCATGTTGTGCACGCCCGCGTACGAGTCGGGGTTCTCCGCAGACCACAGCCGCCCCTCGACGCCCCAGTAGCGCGTGCCCATCCGCAGGTCGCGCTCGACCAGTTCGGTGAGCCACTTGGCTGGCATCAGCCGTGTGGCGCTGACCTCAAACCAGTGGCTGTTGAGGGACATGCTGAGCCACTTGGTGATCTCCGCCCAAGTGACCGACCGAAGCTGCGCTTCCGAGTTGGCCGACACGATCACCGATCCGCCGATGCGCGTGCTCAACATCCAGATGACCAGCCAACTCACCAGCGCCGACTTGCCGATGCCGCGTCCCGACGAGGTCGCCATGCGAAACGTGTTGAAGTCAATCTTGCCGTCGTTGGCCTTGATCGACTCGCCTAGCTCGCGCAGCACCTCGCGCTGCCACTTGCGCGGGCCGGTGAAGTGCTCAAGCGGCGTCCCCTTCTGGCCCCATGGGAACGAAAAAAGGACGAACGCCAGCGGGTCGTCCTTGATCTGTTTGGACCAGAGCTGGCTCATCAAGAGCATCTCTTCGTCCGAGCTGTACTGCGTCGTCTGCATGGTGCGTGTCCTCAATGACGGTGTACAGGCCCTCAAGCACTCGCGTCTGCGCCATCTCAAGCGCGCCCGTGATGCTGATGCGCTGCTCCACGTCCACGCTGATCTGCTGCTTTGCGACCCAGCCGTGGACGTGTTTCAGGATCTCAAGCGCCGCCTTGGCGTCTCCGCCACGCGCGGCGTCATGCAGGATGCCCGACAGCTCCATCTCGCCATCCGCGCGCCCCTTGAGTTCGGCTAGCTCCGCGAGCGGGTCGAATTGGCAGAGTTGCCGGTACTCGGACGGGAGCAAGCCAGACGCCAAGGCGAGCGTGTCGCCTTTAAGCCCGCGACGGGCGGCGTCATAGATTGCGTCCAGCCGCGCCTCGGTCGCGGTCAGTTTGCGCGGTTCGTGAGGAATGGAGTGCCAGGTCATCCGTCATTTTTAAATTAAAAAAAAAGTTTGTGCAAACCCTTCGTGACCGGTGACCGGCGCGGCCGGGGCCTCCCCCCCCGCCCTCGCGGCACGCGGCGCTGGCACGCGGCGCTGGCAGGCGGGCCTGCCGGCAGGCGCAGGCGAGCGGGCGAGCGGGCGAGCGGGCGAGCGGGCGAGCGGGCGAGCGGGCGAGCGGGCGAGCGGGCGAGCGGGCGAGCGGGCGAGCGGGCGAGCGGGCGAGCGGGCGAGCGGGCGAGCGGGCGAGC